GACCGACGGCCTAACCATTTTTGGGATTGTGAGGTTATTATTACCCTTCCGGCGATGGCCTGGCGCCTTATTGGTAAGGCGGCGCAGCTGGCCGAGGAACCGCAGCCGGACGCCGAGGAGGCCCAGGAGGGTTAAACCGTGGGCATTTGGACCTTGGCCATATTGACAAACCGGGAAACCTGGGCAAATTTGGTTTGCGCCTCTTACGTTCGGGCTTGTTCGCGGGGGTGGCATCGGTCCTCGTATCGCATAGGTTACGGGGATCGCCCGTTTTTTGACTCCCGCGTTGGCATATGGCACGTCCGACGGGTTGTTTCCTTATTCTTTCCCAGGCCCGAATCGAGGCCCTGGTCGAAAAGGCATACGAAAACCTTGCCTCGGGCCGCGTCCTAATGAGCTATTCCGATTCCGGGACCAGCGTATCGAAAGATTGGCCTATGTCCGTTGAGCAAGTAATGGTCGAATGCCGGTACGCCCTCCAAATTAAGGACCCCCAGCAATATGGGGGTATCGACCGCGTACGTGTTTACAACGGCCTTTGGAATTTCCGGGGCCTTTAATTTCGATCTATGGCCCCCCAAAAGAAGGAATCCCCCATTAAAAAGGTCCGAAAGGCGGTCCAGGACGTTAAGGCATTCGCTAGGCGCAAGGGCCTAAAGGCCAAGGCGTTCGGCGGCGCCGGGGGAAGCTCAGGTATTTTCTCACAATTTGAGGGCGCCAAGTATTCCAACAAGCGCCAATGGGTTAACACCCCGTGGCCCGCAGATCAAAAGCGGGTAATGACCACGTTCGACCGCCAGGAGCTAACGCGGAAAATGCGTTGGTTGGCGGTTAACGCGGGTTTGGTCCGGCAGCTCATTGCCGATATGGCGCTTTATTCGGTCGGTTCGGGTATCCGATCCCAGGCCGCAACCGGCGACGCCAAGCTGGACGCCCTTTACGACGCCTATTTTTACGATTGGGCCAACAAACCTTGCGAGATCACCGGGCGCTTTAATTTCTGGGAATCTCAGCTTTTAATGTCCCGGCGGGTCGATATCGACGGGGAAATCTTTATCCTTAAGACGTTTAGCTCGTCGGGCGCTCCCCTTATCCAGCTTATCGAATCCCACCGCGTTGGGGCCTCCTCAACGGCCCAGGGCCAGGTTGATGGGGTTTGGGACGGAATAATTTTCAATAAATTCGGCGCCGTGGTAGGGTATAACGTAATCCGATCCGACGGTACGGCCCGCAACGTGTCGGCCAATTCTATGCTGCACGTCTACCACCCGGAAAGCTCGTCCGGCGCTAGGGCGTATAGTCCCCTTCAACATTCGATCAATAATTTGATCGATATCCTAGAAATCCTTAGCTTGGAAAAGGTCGCTATGAAAGTAGGGGCCGACGTGGTACGCACGATTACCCGCGAAAATCCGCAATTCGACGGTTCAACCGCGGATTTCGAGGCGTTCGGTATGCGTCCCCAGGATTACCCGAACCAGGTTTACCAAAACCCGGAGGAGGTCGGCGCCTTTATCGGCGGTAAGACGGTTGCCTTGGCCCCAGGCGAGGACCTTAAAATGGTCGAATCTGGCCGCCCGTCGCCTAATACGGTGGCAGCGATTGAATATCTCGAAAGGGACAGCTGCGCCGGTTTCCTACCCTATGCTTTTAGCGGCGATCCCACCAAAAGCGGGGGAAGCGCAACCCGCCTGGTTGTGGCCAAGACGGAACGAACGGTTAACGCCCGCCAGGATATGCTTATCCACCGGGCGCTTAACCCGATTTACGCCTACGTCCTGGGTACCGCAATTGCCAACGGCGATCTCCCTTCTAACGATAATTGGTACAAAGTTAATTGGGTAACCCCTCGCCGGGTGTCCGTAGACGCGGGCCGCGAATCCGCAGCCAACCAAAAAGACGTAGAAATGGGCCTCAAAACCTTGTCCGACGCCTACGCGGAGCTTGGTATGGACTACAGGCAGGAGGTCCGGCGCCGAGCTGCCGACGCCAAGCTTATTAACGATACCGCGGCCGAATTCGGCGTCCCGCCGTCCGCGATCTTTGCCCCGGCCAATACCCCATTGGCCGACATTAACCAGGCCGCCGCGTCCGGCGGTAACCCTGGCCCACAATCTACCGATTTCCAACCCCTTTTTAATGGGGAACCCTCTTAATCAATAATTATATGCGTAATCTCTCTAACGATATCCGGGCCAACCGACCCGTCCTTATCCAGCCAACCCTGGCAAAATCGTTCCTGGAACGATGCGCCTTGGTACAGCTGCCCCTGGGCGCAAAGGCGTCCGATATGTCCGATATGCTCGAAAGCATTTTCGGCGCCAAGGCCACCCTCGAAAAATTCCCCCCGTTCGCGGTTGTTCCTCTTAAGGGAGTGATCGGTCGCAACCTATCGGACCTGGAATCAGCTTGCGGCGCTTGCGATCTGGAGGCCGTGGAGGAAATGCTAGAGGATTGCGAACGGGACCCCTCGATTACGACCATTATCCTAGACGTTGACTCCCCCGGCGGTACTGCGGTCGGCGTCCCCGAGCTGGCCAAACGTATCCGCGAATCGTCCAAAAAGACCATTAGTTTTACCTCGGGAGATTGTTGCAGCGCCGCCTATTGGTTGGCGTCCCAGGCGTCGGAATTCTACGCAACGCCGTCGTCCAGCGTTGCCAATATCGGTTGTTATATCGTGTTTAACGATATGTCCGCGGCCTATGCCCAGGAGGGCGTTACCGTTGACGTAATCCGATCTGGCAAGTTAAAGGGCGTTGGCCAGCCGGGTACCTCCCTCTCGAAAGAGGGCCGGGATATGCTCCAGGCCGAGGTTATGGAAATTGCCGATAATTTTAAGGCCGACGTTAAGCTTGTCCGCGAATTCGCCCAGGACGCAGATATGGAGGGCCAAGCATTCTCCGGCGCCAAGGCCGCAGAAAAGGGCCTTGTTACCGCCCTAATTAACGGTTTCGACGAGCTTATGCAAACCCTGGACGCCCAGGTTGCGGCGCAGATCGAGGCCGACGAGGCAAACGACGCCCGAACCGGCGGCGCTGCTGCCCCCGAGGAATCCGACGAGGCCGAGGATATGTCCCGTATGGCGTCCGGCCGCGCCCTTAAGGGTATCCCTGGAGGTATTGCCGCCCTTATGGCTAAGGCCGAGAAAACCCCGGACGAGGAGGAAAAGGACGGGTCGGAACCGATGCCCAAGAAAGGCAAAAAGGTTAAGAAAGCTTCCGACCAAAACGATCAGGAGGACGACGACGAGGAATCCCCGTCCGATCCCGAATCCGAGGACAAAGACGAGGACGGCGAGGAAAAGCCCGAATCCCAGGACGAGGAGGATAAGAAACCCGACGCGGACGAATCTGAGGACGAACCCAAGGCCGAGGACGGCGCCGACGAGGATAAGGACAAGCCCGAATCCGAGGACAAGGACGACCAGGAACCTAAATCCGAGGATAACGAGGAGGAATCCGACGCCGGGAAGGAAAAGGCCGAGGAGGAATCCGACACCGGCGACAAGGCCGTTGAGACGGACGAGGACCAGGATAAGAAGGGCGTCCGCAACCGATCCCGCGGAATTGCTTGACTCCCGCGTTGGACTAATCGCTAACGTATGACCCTGGAACAATCTCTAAAGGCCCTTAAGGCCGCATTCGGCGCCAAATCGTCCGAGGCAGAAACGGCTTCCAAACAGCTGTCCGCAGCCAAGGCAAATGCCGAGGCCCGTACCGCCGAGGTTTCCGATCTGTCGGAAAAGCTGGCTGCGGTTTCCGGCGTTGTTGCCGAACGTGATTCCCTGGCCGCCAAGGTTGAGGAGCTTACCAAGGCCCTCGCCGCCTCTAACGAGCTTAAGGCCCAGGCCGCCGCCCAGATCGAAACGGTTGGCAAGGTTGCCGCCAAGATTGCCTCCTCGGTTGGCGTTGCCCCCGCGGAAATCTCCCCGGCCGATGCCGTGGCCTCTAAATCCAGCGCCGAGATTTGGACCGAATATTGCACGATTAGCAATCCGTCCGAAAAGCTCGCCTTTTACAATAAGCACCGGGCCGCCATTGTGGCGCACCTAGGTATTAAATAACCCCCTTTACCCCCTAATTTCCCCTAACTAATATGTCCACTAACTCCGTTCTCAACCAGGGCCTGGCCCCGCAGTTTGTCGCCGCCGAAACGCTGCGTACCCTCGTCCCGGTCCTCGCCCCCCTTAACAAGATCGTTACGACCGATTTCTCGGCGTACGTCGCTGAAAAGGGCCAGGTCGTCCATACCCGCTACGCCGACGCCTTTACCGCCTCGACGTATGACCGCGCAACCGGCTTTGTTGCCGACGATGCCGTTTCTAACGACGTTGCCATTACCCTCTCGGACCATAATTACGTTATGGCCTCTTTCGACGATACCGAGGTCGCCACGATCTCCCTCGATATGCTGCGCCGCGTGTTTATCGCCCCGATGGCTAACGCCACGGTTACCAGCATTTTTAACGGCGTGATCGGCCAAACGACCGCGGCCGCCTACCCTGGTACCCCCTTCTATTCCGGCACCAAGGCCAATTTCAACCGCCTCGCGGTGGCTGGCGGCGCAACGAATATGACCAAGGCGAACCTCCCGTTTAGCGAACGTTCCCTCCTGCTTACGCCGGACGCCTTTGGCCAGCTCCTCCAGGACCCGAGCGTTGCCCAATACCTCTCGATTGGCGATACGTCCGTTATCCGCGACGGCAAGGTTGGTCGCCTCCACGGTATCGACATTTACGAGGTTAACACCTGGTCCGCTGCCCCTGCCGGTCAACATCTTAACGGGATCGCCTCCTGCCGCGAGGGCCACGTTATCGTTACCCGCGTCCCGGCTGCCCCGACCACGGGCGGCGGCGAACAGCTTACCGTCCAGGACCCGGATAGCGGTTTCGCATTCTCCCTCCGTAGCTGGTACGATTGGACCAAGGGCCTTTCCAATATCTCGGC